TCTCTTGAGTAGGCATTTACTGCTGTTTTTTTAGAATTTTCATCTACTGTAGCAGTTAAAATATCGTAAATCTTATCTCTATCTAAATTTGATAAAGTAGAGGGTAAATATTTAAAGAATTTTTCTTTATTACCTGATTTTAATGCTTGTCTAGCTTTAGTACCTGAAACTCCAGTTATTAATGTTTTAACTTGCTTATATTCAACATCAGGTGTATAACGATCTAAAAACATTTTAAATGTCTCGTTATCTACTAAATCTTCTTCTTGTCCTTCTCTCGCTCCTCTAAAAGCAATTACTGTTTTATCAGGATTTTCCTCAACAAAATCTTTAATGTAATTGTAAACTGATTTTACAGGTACAAATTCTACTCTAAATGGAAAATATTTTTTATAAACATCAAACACTAAAAGTGAATCTGCTTGTGTAATACCATCTCTTTCCTTTTGCCCTACAGCTATATAAAGTTTATCTAATTGAGGATTTGTTTTGATAATGTTTTCAATTACCTCGTAATGGCCCGCTGTGGGTGGTTTAAATCCACCCCCATAGATTCCAATAACTTTTTCATCTGCCTCTAAAACGGCATTTACTAAAGATTCTACGAGTTTTTTCATTTAAGGAATGAGTTAATTTTAGATTGAGCTTCCTCTGAAGAAACAGAAGAGTCAATTATATCTTTTACTTTATCTGATGATAGAAATTGTTGTACCTCTTGATTGAGTTTTTCTGCTTGTTTTCTAGAACGTTCTTTTTCCTTTTCAGTTTTGGGTTTAGTGTCTGTAGGTCTAAAAGGTTTAACATACTTATCTAAAATTTGCTTAACATCCTTTAAAGTCTCACTTTTACCTGTGTTTGCTACAGAAACAAAATTTTCAAACTCGTTTTTATATGTGTCAAAGTTTTTGGTTACACTATTCCATGTAGTTAAAACAATGGAGGGCATCAATGATCTATCTTCTCCACCTGATTTTTCAAATCGCTCTTGATTTCGTTTTAAAGAGGTTTCTAAATCAGTATAAACATACAACATCATCACCTCATATCCTGCCTCCTCTAATTGGTTTTTCAACTCTAAGGTTTGTTTAGAGGAAGCTGCAGTACCATCTAATACAAAGGATTGTTTATTTTCGATAGCCTGGGGGATAAGTTCTGTTTTTAGATTTTTAGTTGCAGCAGCCATTGCTTGTGCTGCTTTAGATCTTGATTCTGCGTCCCCTGATTTTAAATCAAGGGATACATTTGCAGCTTTTAAAAGTTCTATAAACTTATTATCTAAGTTAAATGTTTTTAAACCTGATAAATCTAGCCCTTTTAGTACGGAACCTTTACCCGCACCAGGGGCACCTGCTAATATAATTGCTTTAGGAGATGAAACGGCTTCTTTTAAAAGTGAAACTAGAGAAATCATACTTTTGATAATAAATATTAAACTTTTCGTTTAATGTGAGTTGGATATTCTTCAAACGCAGGTACTGCATTTGGATGCTCTACTTTAAAGATTTTATGTAAAGCCTCAAATATCTCTAAGTTTTCTTCTTGAGAACGTTTTGACTCATGCATTTCCCATCCTTTACCTTGGATTTTAGTTCCCCAAGGACCACGTTTGGAGGACTTTAACCATAGGATCCCGAAACGATCAGGCTTTATTCCATAACATTCTTCAAAACATTGACCATAAACGGCAGCCTGTAGATCATATGTTGAGTGGATATGGTTTGATGTTTTAAAATCTACAATCCATAATTGATTGTTTATCTCACATACCATATCACAAGTACCTGCTACCTCAAGTTTATCTGAGAATAGATGTACTTCTGTTTCTAGTAAGGTTGGCTCATATTCTTCCCAAAACTCTACAAAACGTAAAAACATTTTCCAGATTTCAATATCATATTGTGGGATACCTTTTTCGTTTAAAAAGTGGAATTCCTCACCATTGAGGTAAAGTTCGATCATGTTATGAACTTTAGTACCATCTTCGGAGGCTTTCTTTACAATATATTCTGAACTGTAACCTACCTTTTTAAGCCAATCCTCAAAATATTTTCCTTTAGGATAGTGTGATAAAACGTGTGTTACAGATGGGTAATACTTTCCATTTCTTTGATAATATCGAGAATCTGGGAGGGTGATTTGTTTATAGTCGTCAGATACTTCTAGTATCCTTTTTAGTTTTCTGTTGTTCATAATAAACTTATTTTTTTCTCCATTAGATCATAGAATGTTAAGGAGGTGGTCTGTTGAACCAGGTTGGTGAAAGCCTCAAAGCCCATTTCGCTAGGGTCTTTTTGATCTAAATCCACTAAATATACTTTCTTCCCTTCGTTTAAGAGATACTCACAGAATTTTAAAGACTGTTTTAAAGCATCCTTATCCAGTGCAATGTATATTTTTTGAACTTGCGATGAAGCAAGTTTTTTGAGGAGAGGCTTTGGAAATGTTTTACCTAACAATGGTATTACATTTCTTTTTATAGCGATAGCATCAAACATTCCCTCACATATGATAATAGGTAAATTCCAATTAATAGTGTTTTCAAATGGAATAAAATCCTTTGTGATAGAGGGGTTTAGATACTTGATTTTAGATTCATTGAATGATCTTCCTACAAAAAAGTTTAATGAGCTATCTTCATTGTAGGATGGTATAACTACCATATCTTTATACCGTCCTTTGGTGCAATACCCAATATTATAGCGCAGAATATCGTCTATATTAACGTTCCTCTTTTTTAGATATGCTAGCGCGTGTCTTCCAATAATATCGCTTTTAGAAACGGATTTTAAAGATACGAAATCCTCAGGTAGTTTTAATTTTTCTGCTGACTTTTCATTTGTATTTCCCGAATCATATTTTACTATGGTTTTTAATTCCAAAATAAAATCTGGGTGGGTATTGGATTGGTTAAAGAGTGATAGAACTGTTTTGCCCTTTTTATCACATGCCCAACAATGCCAAGGATGGTATCCCTGTTTATTTTCTGTTAAGTTAACCTCTAGTTTTGGTTTGTGGTGATTGCAAAATGGACAGCTATACGCGTAATTATTTCTTGCTGTGGGTTTGCCTTCTCCTAAAACTTTATTGGTTAATGAGAGTAGCAGTTGGTTTGTCATCAAAATCTTTTTTGAAGAATTTCCCTAATATGTTATCATTAAGGAATTCTTCTTTTTCTAATACCTCGTACATAAACAAGTACTTTGTTTCGAGGTAAGTTAAGTGTTTTTTATCCAATCCCCAAGCTAAAATTTCTCTTTTTAACTCTTCTTGTTTTCCTTCTTTAACCCACTGTTTGATTTGGGTATTAGAACCATAATAGGTTTTCCAATCTGATTCTTTTTGTACTACTTTAAATTTAGGTTTTCTTCCTTGAACACCCTCATAAAGCTCTAAATCTTTTTTAGTAAGTTTACGCTTTAAATTAAATTGTAATACTTTTTTACCTATATAGATTTGTCCTGTAGGTTCATGTACTACTCTATAGATAAAACCAAAGACATCTTTAGGGATATCCTCAATGGATTCTATAACTTGTTGTTTATAATACCACATTAACGGTCTAAATTTATAACGAATGTTGTGTCTGTTGATCTGGGGGATGGGTATGGGATGGCTAGTTTACCTACTGCTAATAGATTTTGATCATTATCATATAACCCTATTGTAGTAATGTAGGGCTCAAAATATGAAGCAGTTGCAAACCCATACAAAGATCCAGATAAAGAACCACTAGCGATTGAAGGATTTTGTGAAAAGTTAAATTCATTTTCTCTTACAGTACATTTATATTGTGTTTCATAAATAGTTCTAGATGAAGAGAATGAACAAGTAACAGACCCAGTTACAAAATCTACATTTGTTGAACCTGAGGTTACTACTGCTATACCATGAGGGTAAAATATATTTCCTACAATCGCACTAGCACTTAAAATATTTCCTTCTCCATCATCTGTAAAAGTAGTAGTACCATCTGTTAATTCAAACGAATATGGTTGAATTTGGTCTCCAAATAGTTTAGATGGAATAGAGATTACAGATAAATCATCTGATCCTGTAAGTACAAACTTATTAAAATGTAGGGTAGATTGTAGATAATTTTCAAAATTAGGATAAGGTCTACTACCTTGAATTCTATCTCCCTCTGGTTGGGATCCTCTTATATCTGTGGGTAATGTGGAAGGATCACCTGAAGCGGAAACACTATAATTTGAATAATATAAATGTTTTATAGAATCAAATACAAGTGTTTTATACTCTTGATAATCACCTGTAGAGGTGGTGTCTCTGTTAGTTAAAAAACTTCCGGAAACACCATTCAATACTACAATACCAACATCAGAATCTAAAAATGAGGAAGATGTAAAGGAAAATCCTTTATTTACCTCAAATGGAGATACAATTACGTCCTGTGCTAAAAATTGTTTGAATGCGCTCATTCATTTTAGAAATCTAGCTTAACGCGAATTAATGATTCTTTAGTAAAATCTTTAATCAATGGTTTAGATAATTTAGCTACTGCCAATAAATCGTTTGTATCATTGTATAATCCTACTGTGGTAACAAACGTTTGAGGGTTATTAATAAAATCATTGTAAATTACCTCACCTGTAGATCCTGAAATAAATGATGGGTTTTCAGAATAGTTAAATTCTGAGCTACGAGGACGTACAAATACAAAATCCGAGGTAATAGTTTCTTGAGAGTTAATTTGGAAATTAGCTCCTTCTACTAAGGCATTATAGAAATTTTCTAAATTGGTTAAATTTGAAGAATTTGCTCTAGTAACAGATAAACCAATTCCCCCTGCTGCTGCAGACCCTGATAAGGCCATAGCGTTCAATAAAATTAAACCTGTATCAGGTAAGAACCAACCGTAAGATCCTGAATCAGAGGTATAACCTGTTCCTGAATATGCACTTCCATCTGAACCAGATACAATTTGGAATAATCTATTTGAACCTACAAATGTAGTAGAGGCTACATCTTTTGAATTATCAGTTAATACTACCTCACCTTCAGAAGCAGACAAGTGTAAATTTAAAGATCCTGGGAATAAAGATTCTTTATAGCGGGCTCTATCTATTGAAATAGCAAAAAATTCAGTTCCAGTATAATCACCAAATGCAAAATCTGTGTTTTCATCCTCATTAACCATGGTTCTGTATTGACCATAGGTGGTGGAGGAAGGTGATTTACCAGTTACTCCTGAATTGAAAGGTACAGATCCGCTTCCTAATTTATTACCATAGGCAATAGCAAATTGAACTGATTCTGAAGTTGATGAATCAGGACCATCTTGGATATTTAAATAATAGTCTCCTGAGGAGGCAGCGGCTTGGGTTGAGGAGGTAAAAAATGTAGTTAAAGTAGTAACTCCTTTATCCCAACATACCCCTGTAATAGCATCAGCTGAAATTACAAAATCGTCTGTTTCTAATCTTTTAAATGACATAGTTTATATTAATTAAGAAGCTTTATTTACAGTTACAGGTATTGTTAATCTTGCACCTGAATCTCTTCCTACTACCACTAATGTAGCACTTAAAGAAGAATTTGTACCAAATAAAGTATTTACAGTTGTTGCTCTTAAATTCAATGTAGTACCTACTACAGTTTTAGATACGTTAGTACCTGTTGTAGTAGCTGTGTTAGCTGCATTAGCTGCTTGTGTATCAATTCCTACTCCTGTATAAGTACCAAATAGTCTTACATCAGAGATAGTAAATGAGTATCCTGATGATTCAGATTGGTTACCACCTAAATAGTTTAATGTTTGAGGGGTAATTGCTAAATTAGCACCTTGCTTAATTGTTACAGCAGATAATCCAAGATCCAAAATAGGCAAACGAGCTGTTCCTCTGGGGAGAGTAGTGAGCTTGTATTTCATAATTTGAGTCTCATTAGGGAAGGCCTCTAATAAAGGCATGTTTTCAATTGCTTCACCATAGAAAGCACTTCCTGAGGGGTGTGTAGGATTGTAGAGTGTATAATCGATTTCATCATCAGCTAATGCAAATTGTGTGATTCTAAATGAACCATCGTTTTTAGCTAATAATTCTCTACCTTTTTTAGTTAAGATAGCGTCTACAGTAACTACAGAATTATTTAAATATCCCATTTTATATTAATGTTTATTTATAAATATGTGTTGTCTTTA